ATAGGCCATCCTGGCTTCGGCGATGACATTGTTTTGCCTAAGTTCCCAATTGCGTTGTAGCTCTTGATCGCTTGTTTCGATACTGTTCTGCCTATTTTTTGGGTCTTGCAATCTTGCTTCTCTAATAACAAACGATAGGTCTTTAGTAGGATCAGCATATCGTTGACTGAATTCTTGGAAGCTAAAACTTCGGTGCCTAAGGATTTGTCTTGCGATATCTCTTGTGGTTGTGATTTCCATGCAGGCCGAGACCATTTCGAGTGGCGACCAGTGCTGGTGTCGGATGAGGTATTTGATGAGCTTTTCGGATGTGTCTGTGTTGAATTGATTGCTGGGATTGCTGACACGGGCGCAATACGCGACGAGCTCCTGAGCATCTGTGATGCCTTGGTTGGCAAATTGCTCTGTGGGCTGGCTGTAACTGAGTAGACTAACATTCATTTAATTTCGCTTTCTTGTTGTCGTTTTAGTATAGCAGCTTTTCGCTGTGTCCACAAGCGATTAATTTCATCTTTGGTAGCAAAAGGCATCACCAAAATCATGCACGGATCAAATTCATGTGGTCGTCCGCTTACTGTAGCACCAAAGTCAAAACTGCTGGGCTGTCGATGATGGTTGTTGTGCCAACCACTGCCCCAATGAAAATAGCCAATCCACCAGACATTGGTGCTAGCATCTCGATTGTCAAAGTTTTTATAACCGGCAGCGGGCACATGCCCAAAGGTGTTAACTAGTCCATCGGCATGTAAACTCATTAGTGCGCTTATCACAAAGAACCAAACAGTAAATGTTAATCCAAAAACAAGATAGCTAATTGCTAATGTACCATAGAGGATTTTATTGTAATTTTCATGTATAAAAGTAATATGAAAATCCCTTAGGAGATCTACAGCATAACGAAAATTTACACTGTTTTGATCAATACCAAATTGCCAACCCATGTAGCTGTGCAGCCAACCATTCTCAACAGGTGTGTGAATATCTTTACCTGGCTGATCACTGACCCTGTGGTGATGCCCACGATGTAGTGCAGCCCACCATAAAGGACTGCCTTCACCTACCATAACAGCGGCCCATAGCAAAAATGGTTCAAAAAATTTACGAGGCGTCCATGACTTGTGGCTTAGCCAACGGTGTAAAGTTAGATTGTTACCTATCCCATCCAGTAGTATCCATCCGCAAAGTGCCCATACTGGGTACCACCAACTCCAATTTTGAGTTGCGTATACAATTGCAAGAATTGCAGCCACATGATAAGGAAACCAGATAGCAATAACATAAGGAACTTGCTTAGTCTTTTGATACAGTTCTTTTTGTTTGATTATCCAATTCATTATTTTCTTGTCTATTGTTAGAATTGCTATTTAACAGGTCTACAAGTACAGGTATTACTTCTGGGCAAGTTGCAGCGCAGCTCAGGCCAAACCGTGTCCAAAAGTCCTTGGCAAACATTAGTAGTCGGAGATAAGGACCGTGCGTGTCATCACTCATGGCGTTCTAGTTGCAATACCGCCCTGAGAAGGCGGCTCTGTGTTAGGGCGTCGTAAAATATATCTTCTAAGGTTCATGTCATATGAATACAAATTTTGTCCCATAACATTATGAATAAATCTATATGGGCTTCTTTGTTTGGCTGGTACAGTGCATTGAACAAAAGTATAATATTTCTCTCTAAATGGCAACATAATTTTACTGTAGGCTGCTTCTCTTGAGCTTGGATATGACACAAAAAATTCATTGATTCCAATAGACTCGTGAAAATCTGCCAATTTTTTGACCATTTCTCTAAAAGAAGTAATGAATCCAAATCCTTGTTTTCGACTCAAAACCCATGATATTGACCAAATTGGCAAGATATAATACCTAGTAACTCCAACAGCCATAACATAATCTCCATGCTCGTCGACTAGCGCAAATGCTTGTCTGATATTATGACCAATAAACGAATCAGATAGTGTAAAGGCGCCGTAAAATTTTCTCTGCTTGCCAGCATTGTCAGTTTGACTGAAAAATCTAAATTCTGGATATTTGTCATTTGCTGCATCTTGATAGACTACGGTTGCAAATTCCATAAGTTTATCCAGGTCGTTGAATTTGAGGTCAATTAGGCGATATGACATAAAGTTTTTCTACCATTAAATAAATTATCTTTAAGACTTAGAGCATCGGCGCAATAAATCCTAGGTGTAAATTCACAGATTTTAATAGAAGCATTGTAATCAACTAGATCCCATAAATGTTTATAATTTTCAATACCAAACCATTTTGGTCGGCGACGAAACTTATAACCTAAATGTCCATATATTTCCATTTTACTTGATGTCCATCCTAGTTTTCCGGGTATCCTATCATGAATTAGTTCATGTACTATTGGCAATTGTAAAAATGCCAACATTGATTCTGGATTATAAGTATAATAATTATTTAAAGCCGGTATGCCGGTGAGGTCATTGAATCTGCGCCAACATCCATCTTGATCTTCTCTCTTATCAAATACCCATTGATGATTAGCCTGGCCAGTGCTCCAGTTAATAGAAGTAATTTTTGTCAATGACATTTCATCAATAGTAATCATTGGATAAGCAAATTTTTCTGCTACTTCTAGCAACATTTGCTGATAAAGAGTGTGTGCTTGATATTTTTTACCAACTTCATAACAACGATCAGAATAAACAAAATTTTCTAGGTCAAAGTTAATAATACTGTATGGAATGTTCATACCGTTGAGCATCTCCATCATTGGACCAATATCATGCATGTTGCCGTCATTGTGAAACTTTACTGTTGCAATCTTTGGTGTTATTCCGGCTGCTAAAAAACTACGCAGTGCCATTTCACAGTCTAATCCGCCACTCATAAAAAGTGTCAGATCTGGATATTGCTTATACAATGCTCTAGCAGTTCTAATTAATTCGGCTTGTAGGCTCATTGGGCTACGGGTGCAGTTTCCAATTTCCATTGTAGTGGTATCAAATTCATGCGTTCTCCAGATCTGTTTAGGATCTTGGTTATAGTAATATATCAGATGGTTGTTTTCTGTATTTGTTATCATATGCTTACATAAGGACTTGTACGAACAACACCATACTTGTTGTCAATTTCTAAAACTATTTCAAATAGGTTATCAATATAATCATTAGATACAGGTTTAATAACTGCCCATTGCGGTGTGTTAAATAATCGTATCATTCTAGGAAACACAACACAATTGTCCCACCAATTACTCCACACATGCCCAAGTGGTCTACCCAGACCATTGCTAATTTTGACAATAGTGTTGTATATCCATTTATTGTAATTGTTAAACGATAGCAGCATGCCTTTCTTGCTTTGCTGACTACACCATTCGAGGTTGGCAGTCAACAAATGCTTGCTTACCTCATTGTTTGATCTGTATTCTTTAAGCAACCAGCATCGATTACCACCAGATCCTAACTCAACATGCAAAGTACTATGTTCTACGCAACTGACTCCAACTATTTGATCACTGTCGTACAAAAATGCAATATGTCCTTGACCTTGCTGCCAACGTAGATTTTTTTGGGCAATATACATTAGTCCAGCTGGGGCGTCGTGCCCCATATTAGGTAAGGCTTGGGAATTATTTGAGGCTATCCGATTAAAGAAAACTTGGTAATCTTTTAAAAATAGATTAATATTGTCAGAATATGCTAGTTCAACATGCAGGTTCATCCTGTATGTATCAGTTATTCTTCATTGGTGTTTACCAAGCACATGACCAAATGTATACGGTCAATTAAACTACCGTTCAATGCCGAGTGCTCTTTAGTTGTATCTACCCACCATACACTGCCATCAGCAGGCAAGTGTCTGAGCACAGGCGGATTTGTAAAAATAAATCTAGCTTGCCTATGTGTAATTATAGGAATATGCACCCGAGGATTCATGTCTGTATGAATACTGTAGCAGGTTCTAGAATACATTGTCATTAATCTAGTCCTGTATACCTTAAAAGGAAAACTGTTCAAAAAGCTTTCCCACCAAGTGCCCTTTAATTGAGGATGAATCTTATCCCATTGGGATTCATCCTCACCGTCGTGTTTGCCAGTACTAGACTGCCAGTTTGTATCGCCATTGGTTTGCAAAGATATTTGATGCTGATAACGATTGACTGTGTTATCCCATAATATCTTATGTGTTTCTTCTTTAAGCTTTTCTATATCAATTTTAAAGTCGTAACATTTGAACCTTGAATCAAATATCATATTATACCTATAACCATAAAGCGCAGACACTTGTTTAGTAACAATTCACCGCTCCATAGTATAGTATTTAACCCAGACGACTTAACAAATTCTTCAAGGCTGTGATGACAGTTTACATGATCAGGTGCATCAAACATGTTGTTTCCCTGTAACACAACCGGCGTTCCTTTAGGCAAGCTTTTAATCCATTTTTCATGATCTTTAAAGTGCTCAACAATAGTGTCAATCACTATAAGATTTTTATGTTGCGTAAAATTATATTTCTTAATATCCTTATCAACCCCTTGGTAATTAAAAGCAACGGTACCATCAAGCAGTTTGCTGGCTGCTGCATGAACTGTTTTATCAAAATCAACATTGATCAGCACTGGTGTGTGTACCAATTTGTAAAATTCAAAGTTAGTCAAGGTCATTAACCACGGAAGTATACCAACCCAGCCACCAACAAGTAGAACTGTCTGAGGTTCTAAGATATTTTTTATCTTGGACTTAGAATTTATACCTAATTTATGCATTTTTTCTAGGAGCCAAAGTTTACTTTGGATTTGATCTCTACTCAGTGCATCTTTCCAATTTACATCAGGATTCTCACCAATCACACCACACAAGGTGCTAATACTACTATCATAATAAAGATAATATTTCGTTACTTCTTTGACAAAACAGTCCATAGATTCGTCATGCAAACAATTTAATATAGTATCACCAAAGAAAATTTTTAATAAGTCTACTAGCTTGGTTAAATCAGCTGATGATTCATTGATTTTGTCAAATACATAGGGGATTATTGACAATGGTTCGGGGTGTAGGGTAGAATTTAACTTTATCCAATCATACAACTCCCAGAATACACCTTGCTGTATATCACCGCTTTTAAATTTAGGCGTTAACCATGAAGGAATAGGAGAAAGCATTACTTCTTTTCCGTTGGTCCAGTCCATTGGCAAGCGAAGATGACGCTGAAATAAACTGTGTACTGTTTGGTCAATATGATTAGATTTATCGTAGCTTAAAAATGTCACTGGATCTGGTTTCCTACGGCAATAGTTTATCAACGGCCATAGATCAATATAGTGTTCTCTTCCTACTTGCACTACCAATTCGCATAGGTCGGTGTCAGATCCTGTCTCAAACCATCTATGTAACATGTGCAGGCTGCGACGATGACCAATTGCTTCATCGAGAAATATCAACACAGAGTTTTGCAGTTCTCTAAGCTTATTCATTGAACCAACCATAAAATTTTAAATTTGTCTGAGCTTTTACATCTTTATCGGTGAGTTCTTTATTAGCATGAAATTGCATTCTTTTTACAATAGCACTATGTTCCGCAGAAAATTCAGGTAGTGTAAATCCTAGACCAGCACTGAGTGGTTTGCTTAATTCTAAATTGGCTTTGACCGGATCAAGTTTACTATGGTTTTTAAAGAAATCTTCAAACCACTCATAGTCTCTGATATGAATTGGATCCCAGTCATCGTATTGCAGCAACTTAACTGCCAGACGAGCGCCGTAGATTGTCCATGCTCCATTGTCTACATCAGCACCAACTGTCATCCATGTCAAAAGTCGCTGAAAATTGGCGCCGTGAATTCTAGCAGTCCACTGGTCAAATGGCACCACATTGCCTTGATCCATACTGAGCTTTACGCCTTCTCTAAAACCAACGCGAAATGCTTGATAAGCACTAGCATTAGTAAAGGTGGTTGACCAGCAACCTGATAAAGTTTTGTATTGTGTGCCATCCCAGCAAAAATCCACAGCATCTCTTTTATTGTCTGCTGCTTCGTGGCTACGCATGGTTTCTAAATGTTGTCGATTCCATAGCTTGATACCACCATTGCCATACACCAGGCCATTGGTATGTTGGTATCCATTCCATGAATAGCTGATGGGCAATTCAATATTGGCATGTAAGTGCAAATTAAAAAAGTTCAAGTCAACTAGATTGTCAGCATCCACAGTAATAACATGACTGGCATTGGAGAAAGCAGCGGCAGCGGCTTTGTGTGCTGCATCAAATCCTTTGACTTTATGTACTCTTTGAAGAAGATTGCCTGGACGATTTTTTCTTAGATGATCCCAGTGTTGGTCAGCATTGGGTTCGTCGTAGCTTAAAAATGCCACTGGAAACTGTCCAAGAATATGACCTTCTTTTTTTATCGACTTGGCAAAATTAAACAGTGACATGAGTCTCAAATTCCTTTTTTAACCACGACCAATCATTGATCAGTTCTAATCCTGGTGAATCGCCATAAGCTAATCCAAACTTTGTTCCAGTTTGTGCGCCTAAAACTGCATATTTTCCGTTTTTATTGTTCCATCCTTCAGTACACCAAATCAAGTTCCGCTGAGCTATTTCATTTATTTCTGACCAGAAATGGTATATTTCTTTTTGTACTTTGTATTGTTCAGTGATAACTATAGATTTGCTGCGACGATAATTGTTTTTTTGTACATCATCCCAATCTTGTGTTGATACATAACTTGAAAGTTCTTCAAGTTCGCTTTGTTCTTGCTGGCGAATCTTTTTAATTCTGTTTTTGATTACGACTAAAGATGACAGCTTGGCACATTCTCTAAATGCACCTATCCAAGCACTTTGTGGTGTAACATTGAATCTTGTTTCGCAACTGATGATATCTCTAATAACCAATGGTGCTATGGAAGTAGTGACATCGATGTTCCAGGATTTGCTTTCTAAAAATGGAGCCCGATGGAAAACTTTTACAGCACCATAACCGTAGGTCAGACCGTTAACTGGATTTATGCTTGGCCAGACATGTACA